GTGAATTGGAGGTGGCGTAATGTCCAAGTACGCGATCAAAAATCCAACCATGCGTAAGGTCAGGAACAGAGGTTACACACCTGTCAATGTCTGGAAGTCTGGTTGGTACTGCGGTTGGATCGTTAAGACCGGCAGTAAATGGCAACACATCTACATCATCAGTGATGCCGCTGTCAGAAAGTTTCCAATCAAATCAAGGGCAGTAAGGCCTTTATAAAGCAACCGCCCCCTACGGGGGGCAATCAAAGGGGAATTAAAATGGAAAAAATATTTATGGGTTATAACCCGAAACTACCAGAGTATTGCAACATCGCTGACCGGCTTGCCGCGCAATGTTTGATCTCTGAGTTGTTGGCCGCAGAATGCACGGTGACCATCAATGACGGTGAGGATGATTGCCTTGAGAAGTCTGCAGACTACACTGAGATCCTGCAGGCCATGTCGAGCTCTGGTGAAGATGTTGTGGTGCCATTCGACAAAGACGGTAACAGCATGGGGTGGTTTTACCTGATCTACGATAACGGTTCAGAGGAGAACCCGATGATCCTGATCAGCGACTACACCGCCAATAGTTTTTGCGAGTTGATCTGGAATAAAGTAGACGAGCAATTAAGTGTTTAACTCAACTGACGAGCTAGGGTGGTTCCCTAGCGAAACCTAGCGTTGACTTGACGATAACGGGTCATGCGGGAATCACGCCCAGAAGATACAAGGGTGCCCCATGACCTCTAGGTCTTGAGAAACCAACTGAAAGGGGAAGTACAATGAAAGCAATAACTTTATGCAAGCATATCAACAAGGCGTTTCCTGATGCGAATGCGGTCACCTACAATGAGTGGACCGGTGAGGAGAAGGTTGATAAGTACCGTATCTGGTTCCGGCAGGAGGGCGAGTGTGCCCCTGATGGGATGCCGCTACACGACTACTGGCAGGAATGGCACCCTGATGGGTTTCACCCTGATCTAAAGCGCTTGGTTGAGAAGCACGGGTTTTACCTTGAGAATCACGATGCCGGCACGATGATGGCCTGCAGTCTGGACTGGTAAAATTATTTGTTAGAAGGGGTTGCACGGTAACCGTTACTCGATTACAATGTAACCTCACTAACGAGATATATGGGGAATTGTATGACTAAGCTATATAAAAGAGATTGCCACAAGTGCGATGGAACTGGCATCTTGCCGCACTATGTTCGTGTTTTTGGTGGTACTTGCTTTGCTTGTGGCGGTCTAGGCTATCGTGCAGTCAAGACTGATCCTGCAATTTTAGATGCTCGTAACGCCAAGGCCGCTGAGAAGCGTGAAGCCAAGCGTGAAGCAGAGCGTCAGGCGTACATCAAGCGCAACTTCTGGAAAAAGATCGCCAGTGGTATTCGTCAGGCGGTTTGGGAAGCAGAGCGTCAAGATGAGATTTTATCCGCAGAAGCTATTACAGCGGGTAAGCAAATGATCACGGGTGAGATCATCAGCACCAAATGGGTAGACGGTTTTGCTTACGGTCAGCGCGTTCTGAAGATGGTCGTCAAAGATGACCGTGGCTTCAAAGTGTGGGGTACTGTGCCGCAAACGATCATAGATGAGGGTGTTTGCCAAGCACAAACAAAGTTTGGGCCAGATACATCTTTCGACTACGATGCTCTTAAAGGTCAGCGCATCACATTTACTGCCACTGTCCAAGCGTCAAATGACGATGACAAGTTTGGCTTTTTTAAACGCCCAACCAAGGCCGCAATCGCGGCCTAATAGGAGAATAAAAAGGGGTTGCAAGGTAACAGTTACTGCAGTACAATGTAACCTCATTAACGAGATAGGTAAGGGGAAAAACATGAAAGTAGTCAAAAAAGATGTACCATTCGAGGCATACGATGTTCTAGATTGCTACGGTACAGCGGTAGGCCTGATCACTAATTTTGATGGCGAAGGTTATGTAGCTTCAGTGCGCGATCCTGAAGATCACGACAAGCAACACATGGTTGAGGTGGCAGGGTTATCTATCGGTACGGCAGAGTACGATTACATCGATGGCGATATTTACCATGCTGTTGCTGATGTTCTAGATGCTTTGGAAATTGCCCGTTTTCCAGTTGAAAATGATGGCGATGATGATTGGCCTTATGACACTCCAGAGTATAAGGCGCAAGAGCGTCATGACGCTTACCTCCGCGCTTACGATGAACAGCTAGAGTTTGAGGCGAGATACGAAGTTTAATCTAACCGGCCCCTGCGGGGGCCATCAATCAAGGGGAAAGATATGAAATTAACAATCAAAAAAGTTAACAAGGCCATCCAAGAGATCGAATCTGGATGGGAGCTAGTTAAAGGTAATGGCTACTTCTACTGGGTCCACCCTACTGATCTGAGCTACACCGATCTGGAGACTGTCGATGCATACCGTCTTAACTTCTTAACTCTAGACGAGTGGATAGAAGCATTTAAAACTCGCAGGCCGTCTTACGGCACTTGGGCTTGGTATGAACAGGAGGGATTGGCGTAATGAAATACAATTTTGAAAACATAATTGCACTGGCACCGGCTGATTGGGACAATGACCTGATGAGCCTGTCTGATGATCTCAAAGACTTGGCAGTATATTCTTGGCTGAGAGCGCACCCATCATGGATTGAGGACTACATCCCAGAGGCGTGCTTTGAGTCCGGTGAGCTTTTTATCGAGGTGCTGTACCGCAATGCTAAGAGCTTCCGTGGACTATTCGAGTCACTGCAGTTGATATACGCTGATAAAGAAAACATTAGCATGGAGGAGCATGAGGATGTCTTTTATCACTGTGCGGCTTTTGGTGATACTAAACGCCTGCATTTTAATGCTGTGGTTGGTAGTGATAGTGACAGTCTGTCTTTTGCAGATTGGTACCGTGACGCTATATACCTTAGCATTGAAGATACGCTCCGCGACAAGCTATTTAGTGCGCAGGGTCTGTGTGAAGCTTAATCAATTAATCACTAGGAGGATGTATGGAAAATCTAAGTCAAAGTGAAAGAGTAGCTCAATATCTAAGTGGGGGTGGCAAGCTGACCACCCTCAACGCTTGGCAAGAGCTAGGTATCAGCCGTTTAGCGGCTAGGGTTTATGACCTGAAGTGCATGGGTTATAAAGTAAAATCAACTCAGGTGCCGGTGTACAATAGATTTGGCGAGAAGTGCATGGTGGCTGAATATGAATTGGAGAGTGACAATGGGTAAGGGTTCAGCTCCGCGCCCCATTCCTGACCGGACTGGGTTTGCAGAGAAGTATGATGCAATATTTCGTAAAGAGGTAAAGCCAAAGCCAAAGGCGCAGATCATGCGAGAGATGCGAGAAAGGCGCAGAGAGGAGGGTTTGGTTGAATTTCATGCGTGGGTAAAGCCACAGCAAAAAAAGGCAATTGAGGCGATTCTGCAGGCCGATAGCTACTAATTGCTCAACTCACCAAAGGGTGTATACTGGCGTTAGGAGGTTTTGGATTTATGTGGCAAGTATTCAAACTTTTTAATCGTCAGGTACGCCCAAGGCATATGGTGATTCCTGATACGCAGACAAAGCCGAACCAGAATTGGGACCACCTGAGATGGGCAGGCGAATATGCTGTAAAAATCAAACCCGATGTAATCGTACACATTGGGGACCACTGGGACTTCCCTTCCCTATCTAGCCATGACGCTAAAGGCAGTAAATCTTTTGAAGGCCGCAGGTATGTCGAGGATGTACAAGCCGGCATAGAGGCAATGGAAGCGTTCTTAGGGCCAATCAGGGCAGAGCAGGCCAAACTTAAACACGACAAGAAAAAGCAGTGGAATCCCAGACTGGTGTTCACTATCGGCAACCATGAGTATCGCATTGAGAGAGCTCTGGAAGCTGACGCAAAACTGGATGGCCTAATATCCTATGATGACCTCAAGCTCAAAGAGATGGGTTGGGAGGTGCATGATTTTCTAAAGCCGGTTGTGATCGATGGTATTTGCTACGCTCACTATCACTGCAGTGGCGTTATGGGCAGGCCGGTATCGAGCCCAGAGCTAATGCTTAAAAAGCTTCATATGAGCACGGTAATGGGTCACGTTCAGGATAGGGCCATAGCGTTTAACAAGAGGGCTGATGGCAAGCGGCTGACCGGTATATTTGCCGGCATATTCTACACGCATGATGAGGACTACCTTAACTACCAGACCAACAATAGTTGGCGCGGCATCTGGGTGCTCAATGAGGTGCAGGATGGAGAGTTTGATGAGATGCCTATTAGCCTAGATTACCTGTACAGAACCTTTGGAGAAAAAGAGGAGGTGGCGCTTGAATCCGTTGGATAAGCAAGAGGGCGGCAGTCACTACAAGATGGCTATACAGCCTATCGAGTATATTGCGGCAAATGAGTTAGACTACTTTCAGGCCAACATTGTTAAGTACGTTACTCGACACAAGGGTAAAAACGGTGCTGAGGATATCAAAAAGGCCATGCATTACTGCGAGCTGTTGTTGTACTACCAGTACCCAGAGGAGGCGCTAGACTGATGGCTAAGGTGATTACTCTTAACCGAAAGGGTAATGAGTCACCTAGAAGCATGACGCTTAAAAAGCTATTCTGTGATGACTGTGGGTTTGAGCTCAAATACTGGTTGAGTGTCGAGGAGGATGTGGCCTATGGCATTTGCGATCAGTGCCATCTCAATATGCCAAGCGAGGTTGCTTGGAGTGAATCGATACAAGACTCTCAGCTAGAGTGATATAATCGGGCCATGATTCGCGTAACGATAGATGATGATATGCATGAGGCAGACGTAGAGTTGGTAAACGACTTTGCTCAGGCCCTTAATGACCGCGATCCCCTGCTACTAGATGAGGTGATCTACTTAGCGCATCAGCGTCTAGAGAAATCATGTCGATGTTATCAAAACCCTTGTATATGTGAAGAACGATGAGCAGACCAACAATATTTAATGATGAACTAGCGAGCACCATCTGTAGGCGATTGGCTCTGGGCGAGAGTGCCCGTCAAATCTGCCGTGATGACTCAATGCCGGCACTCAGCACCTTAATGAAGTGGGTAACAGACGCAGACAAGATTGGATTTTCGGAGCAGTACGCGAGAGCCCGTGATTGTCAGGCTGATTTCTATGCTGACGAGATTGTAGACATTGCAGATGAGCTTGCTGAGGATGCTGACTCTAATGCAATCCAACGTGCTAGGCTCCGTGTTGATTCCCGCAAGTGGAAGGTAGCGCGAATGTCTCCAAGAAAGTATGGCGACAAACAGCAGGTGGACCATGTGAGCAGTGATTTTTCAATGCAACCCACTACGGTGACGTTGATAGCTGAGCCCATGCCTGATGAAGAAGAAATCCACTAAAGCAGAGATACGACTGCCCCCCAAAATAGTCTCGATATTTGATGGTGAAGCTCGCTATCGAGGTGCCTATGGCGGGCGAGGCTCAGGCAAGACTAGATCGTTTGCCCTGATGACTGCAGTGAAAGGATATCAGTGGGGCATGAGTGGCGGCACCGGCCAGATACTCTGTGCCCGTGAGCACTTAAACTCTCTCGATGAGTCGAGCCTAGAAGAAATCAAATCAGCTATCCGTAGCGTTGACTGGCTCAGCTCTTATTACGAGATTGGCGAGAAGTTTGTCAGGTCCCGTGATGGCAGAATCAACTATGTGTTTTCTGGACTGCGCAGGAACCTCGACAGCATTAAGTCAAAGGCCCGCATTATCCTTGCATGGGTAGATGAGGCAGAGGGGGTGTCAGACAGCGCATGGCAGAAGCTAATCCCTACAGTGCGCGAGGAGGGCTCTGAGATATGGGTCACATGGAACCCTGAGACAAAGCGCTCAGCTACGCACAGACGCTTCAGAATCGATCCTCCGACAGATAGCAAGATAGTCCAGATCAACTGGCAGGACAATCCGTATTTCCCGACAGTGCTGAATAACGAGCGCCTAGAGGACAAGGCCAAGCGCCCTGACCTTTATGATCACATCTGGAATGGCGATATGCTGATCCATGCAGACGGTGCTTATTACGCTGAAGAAATGCGCTCAGCAAACAACGAAGGCCGGCTTACTGTGGTGCCATACGAGCGCTCTGTTGGCGTTGTAACGGCTTGGGATTTAGGGGTAGGCGATAGCACTGCTATTTGGTTTGCGCAGATGGTAGGGCAAGAGGTGCGCCTTATAGACTACTATGAGTGCAGTGGCGTGGGTCTGGATCATTATGCCAAGGTGCTAGCAGACAAGGGGTACCATTACGAGAGCCATATCCTGCCGCACGATGTCAGGGTCCGCGAGATGGGCACAGGCAAGTCTAGGCTAGAGACTCTCGATACACTGGCAGTAAGGCCGGTTACTATTGCTCCACAGCTAGGCGTTGATGATGGCATACAGGCGGCTAGAACCATGATAGGCCGCTGTTGGTTTGACCTGCAGAAATGCGAGCGTGGCGTTGATGCGCTCAGGCAGTACCGCAGAGATTACGATGATAAGAACATGGTCTGGCGCGGCAAGCCATTGCATGATTGGACCTCGCACTGTGCAGACGCTTTTAGGTATCTGGCGGTGGGTTACAGGCCAACAAATGACTGGGGAGAGCCTATCAGGCGTAACCTTCAGGGCATCGTTTAAACGTGGTATAATCGGCCCCATTCACGCACAACCTGAGTAGGCACGATGGCAAGAGATAGAATCGATGGCATTCTAAACATGATTGGCTTGGACAAGCTTTTGGATCAGCCAATAATCCCTGCAGAGAATGTTAACTACCGCTTCAGCAACAGCACCGGCAAAAACATAGAACCTTTTTTCGCCCCCAATTACATTAACGATGTTAGGACTGAGCAACCTACCTTCAAGCTGTCTGATCTGGAAGGCCGTGGTGTATTGTTTCCGGAGTCTGACGTTACTGCGCACGGGGTTACGCTTGCAGGCATAGGCAATCAGCCGCTCGCCAGACCCGTAGATTTAAACACCGGTATCGATCACATATTCTATGGTGACAGCCTATGGAAAAGTGACGAGGGCGTTGTAAACAAATTTTTACAGCGTGCTGAAAAGCTCAAGAAAAATACTGGCGGGCAAGATGTCTTTTTGTTGCCGTACAGCGGGTTTGGAAAGTCTAGTGATTT